CGGTCGAAGAATAGGACCATTTGATATACGACTAGGTATTCCTAGAGATAGGTCACTTGATAATGTCGAAGGCGATAAACGATTAACTAGAGTACAAGGTGGTAATCCTGAATCTACTATTGGTCGTGTTATGGGTCAGATTGCACAAGGCGAAGGCTTTGCAAGACCAAATAGATTTATGGTTGACTTTATTTTACCAAAGGGTGTTGGTACACAACAGGTTGGTCCTCCAGGTAGAGAAGAATTAATGTTTGAGGAAGAAATAGTAAGAAGTACAAAACAAGGTGAACTTCAAGCTCAAAAAGAAATACAAAGAGGTTTAAGAGCATTTGTCGAAAGTGTTGATATGCCAGGTAGAAACCTTGATACAACAGATTTTAAAGTATATGGACCAAAAAGACAGATTGTAACAGGCCACAGTTTTAGTGGTGAGATTACAATGACCGTATATTGTGATAAGTACATGAGGCAAAGAGCATTTTTTGAAATGTGGCAAAAGGCTGCATTTGACCAAGGTACAAACAATGTACACTTTTATGATGAATACACAGGTGGTTTAAGAATTTATCAACTAGGTGCATTTGCTGAAAATGCCGATAGAGATAGAATATCGTATGGTGTAGAATTGTTTGAGTGTTTTCCTAAAACAATAAGTGCTGTATCTTACAATCAAGGTGCAAATAACGATATACAAAGAATTTCAGTTTCATTAGCATTTAAAAGTTGGATAAATCTAACACTAGATCAAGTAGGTAATTATACTGTAGGTGGTGGATTTAAGGCACCAACTGTTACAAGCCGAGATAGAGGATTGATTGGTAATATTATTAATAAATTACCACCAGAGATAAGACGAGCTGGTAGAGATGTAGTGAATGTTATCAGACAAAGAGTACCAATTGGTGCTGTGACCGGTGGAAGAGTATTTCCACCATTATTATAAACTAAGAAGGAGTAAATTATGGCATTACCATTAGCCAGTACGGCAAAATATGAATTGATGTTGCCATCAAAACAACAGTCTGTTAGTTTCAGACCGTTTCTTGTTAAAGAGGAAAAGGTTTTACTAATGGCGATGGAATCAGGTAAACCAAAAGAGATGTTATCTGCCATCAAAGAGATAGTTAAATCATGTACATTTGGTGAAGTTGTTGCAGACAACTATCCAATGTTTGATATAGAGTATGTGTTTTTACAAATACGAGCTAAGTCAGTAGGTGAAGTTGCTAAAATTAAATTATTATGTCCAGATGACAATGAAACTTATGCACAAGCTGAAGTAGATTTGTCAAAAGTGGAAGTTTTCGTTGATGATGACCACACACAGACTATTATGCTTGATGAGAGTAGAAAATTAGGTGTAACGATGAGATATCCAGCATTAAAGGATATTGATGAAAGCGCTTTAATTGGTGACATTAGCATTGAAAACACCTATACAATGATAACAGGTTGTATAGAAAGTATTTTCGAAGGTGATAAAGTACATTTAACAAAAGATGTAACACCTGAAGAATTAAAAGAATTTGTTGATGGTCTAACGGCAGAGCAGATGAGAAAGTTAAGTAAATTCTATAACACTATGCCTAGATTAGAACATAAACTTATGGTAAAAAATCCAAAGACAGAGGTTGAGTCTGAGGTTACACTAAAGGGTCTAGCAAGTTTTTTCGGATAGCCCTCTCACATGATTCGTTAACGAATTATTATGAAACAAACTTTGCTTTAATGCAACATCATAAATATTCGTTAAGTGAATTAGAAGATATGATACCTTGGGAGAGGGAGGTGTATGTTTCGTTATTAGTTAACTACCTCAAAGAAGAAAAAGAGCGTAGGGAAAGAGAACAACGGAGAAAATAATGGCTGAACAAACAAAAAAAGTCAACTTAGAATTAGAGATTGATACATCAACTGTTGATTCTAGTAAAAATAGATATCAAGGTTTAATTGACCTTGCTAAAGCAACTGATAGTTGGAGAATATTTCCTAGAATATTCATCTCAACTTACATTTATTTACTATACAAAGTAGTAATATGGTATATGGCGTTACAATCGCCAACTATGGAACAAAGTGGGTTAGTTAGTGTCGTTGTAGGTGCTGGAGCAGCTTGGTTTGGTCTATATGCAGGAACAAGTAAGAGTAAAAAATAATGGCTGAACTAACACTTAAAGACGAATCAGTAATAGAAATAGGTCAAGCTGTCGGCAATAACATGAACTCATTAGCCGGTGGTGCAGGTACAGCATTAGTACCAGCAGGCGGTGGTGGAATGGCACCAATGGTAGAACCTATGCCAATGAATCCTTTTGATAGTATGATGACCGTATTATCAGATATAAGAGATGGCGTTTACTCATTAGTCGATAAGTTTAGTGAAAGTGTATCAATACAACAAGAACAAGACCGTCAAGGAGATATGGCGCAAGACCTTGCTCAAGTTGGTGGTGATGAAACACCTATAGATTCAGGTGGTGATGATACAAAACAAAAAGGTTTCTTTGCTAATGCAAAAGATAAAGTTAAAGGTTTACTAGGTGCAGGTGGTATCAAAGGTCTTCTAGTAAAAGGTGGACTTATATTTGGTCTATTAGCTATTGCAAAACTATTACAAAAATATGGTAAACAAATTGCAGAGGCAGTAACACCAATTGTAGATGGTATAAAAGAATTTGTAAGTTATATAACAGATGACTTAGCAACATTTGGTAGTGATGTATTGGGTTTTGTAAAAGACGCATTTGGTGGTATGTTTAAACTTATAAAAGGTATTTTTAGTGGTGATGGTGAATTAATAACAGACGGATTAGTTGACTTACTTGCATTACCAGCTAAGTTTGTAGGTATGGTAGGTAAATTAGTAACAGGTTTACTAGAGGCATTTTTAAAAGTATTAGGTTTTGATCCGGCACCTGAATGGGTACAAAAGATGTACGATTTCTTTGATGAGTTGCCATTAAAAGCAAAAGAGTTTTTTAAAGGTGTTATGGATTTCTTTACAGTAACAGTACCAGAAAAGATTACAGCTGCTAAAGAAACAGTTACACAATGGTTTACAGACGCAGTAGCAGGTGTTAAACAATTCTTTACAGACGTTAAAACATTTTTTACAGAAACAATACCCACAAAGATAGCTGAAGTATATACAAATGTTACAAATTGGTTTACTGATATTGTAAGTGGTATAAAAGGTTTCTTTACAGACGCATTTGATTATGTTACTATAACAATACCTGAAAAAATAGGTGAGATTACACAAGGCATAACAGATAAGTTTAATGAGATAAAAGATCAGATCATAGATTTTGCAATGGCACCATTTAGAAAAATTAGAGAACTGTTTGATAATCTAGTTATAGGTATTTTAGAATCAGTAGAAGATATACCTCTTATTGGTGGTAAAGCAAAAGAAATGAAAGAAGCAATACTTAATAAGAGAGCTGATAAAGAAATGGCATTAGAAGAAGTAGAGATGAAAAATTCAGCCTTTGATAGATTAGCAGGTGACACAAAAAAATATGAAAATCAAATTAATGATTTTATGGCAATGTCAGGATATCAATTTGATATAGAAAAATCATTGATGGCATATGAACAAGGTTTTAATAAACTCCAATTTACAAAGAATGGTGGTAATACATCAGCTGCCATAACAGCCGCTACTTTTGATGATATGGAAGAGATTAAATATATTTTAGAAAGAGGTTCTAATATTGGTTATGAACCAGCAACAACAGGTGGTGCAACAGGTAATGACTTGAATAATGAGAGTGCAGAGTTTGTAGGTGCTACAAATGGTGCAGGTGGTGGCGATCAAAGCACATATGTTGAAGGCGCTAAAGTTAGTACAGTATCATCTCAACAAAATTATATGAGTGAAGATACAGGTACGCAAGATAAAGAATTTAAATTTGAAGTATTAGGTTTCTAATAAAGACCTAATTCTTTTTCAGTAAACACCTTAAATACCATGCCTTGGTCTTCACAATAATTACTTGCAGCTTTCCACTTTGCTTGATTTTTAATGTATTCAACTTGTTCACCAAAAAAACGTCTAGTCTTTCTTTTACCTGGTTTAGGTGGTTTTAAATACTTGGCAGGTTTAATCTCTATCATAAACTTCTTGCCTTTGTCCGTTTTTATGATAAAGTCTGGAAAGTATCTGTGAACTTTTTTAGTTACTGGATTGTAATACGGTATAGGTAATTCTTCGCTAGCCCAATATATGATACTATCATTTCTATCACAGTATAACATGAATTTACGTTCCCAATTAGAACGGTATACTATCTTTTTGGGGTCGCCAGCGTATTTCTTAGGGTTGGTGGGTTTATATAATCCTTTGTATGCCATTGTCATTTCTCTTATAAATATTATAATATAGTTAGGATTATTTATATGGCATCCATAAAGTTAAGTCAAATCATAGGCGCAGCCAATTCGTTTTTAGGCAGTAGTAGGGGTATATCACAAAACCCTAAGGCAGCTGCCGTGGATCTATTAAAGAAAAATCCATTAGAACTAGATCATAGTAAATCACCTACAGCACACCTTACAAGAAACCCTTTAGAGTTTCAACACATACAGTTTCCAAGAGATTTAGGACAAGACGGTGGCCATTATATGATATTCTATTCTATATCAAATACTAAATCACTTAAAATTGATAACGAGTTTTATCAGAAAAATAAAGGTTTGGCAATAGATAGTGAAGATGTGGGAACTTATTATGACACAGCAACCGGTTCATACAATAGTGTAGGTCACAAATACTCTGTTAAAAAATTAAAAACAAGACGTGGTGGTAGTGATATAGAAATGGGTAAACCAGCTGCAAATAGTGTATTGACAGGTGGATTACAAA